AAACATCATCATTAAGCTAATTTTATTTTGAGGTGAAAAGAATTTTAATAAATCGTCAAGTTTCTTTTGTTGGCCCGCTTTGCCTCTTTCAGTTTTTCTGTTATCTATTTCTTTCTGATACTTCTGTTGTATGTATCGTATTAATTTTTCAACGTGGGTTTTAGTGTTACCAATGACTTGACCTTTTCGTACATACGTATTATTAAAAGTTTCAATCGTTTGAGCAAGATTTTGATTAGCTTCGAGAGTACGTAAGGTAGTACCAGAAATTTTATTAAATATCCTGCCAGCGTTACTAAGATGTGCATTGACTTCCTCCGTATCTTTTTTAGTCATAGTGAATCGTGTCATGTCTCTTAACATTGCGTCTTGTGACCAAACGTCTTTTGATTTAAAATTGGAAGTATCTACGCCATAAGAAGCTTTCATGTCTTCAAATTTTCTACCTGTATATGATGTGTGCCAAACTACACCAATCTTTGCGGCTCGAGCTTTCTTTGCTGCTTCACTGTTTGTAGGTATCGCATACATGATTGTGTTGGGGTGAAACGTAAGATATGGTTTACCTTTTATCTTCTTTGTTTTTAAATCACCAGGTCCAAATAAAAAATCACCTTGTATTACACCTTTGATACCAATGTTTGGTAAGTATTTAAGTGCTGCTTTTAATTTTGTATTGAGATCACCAGAAGTATCGTCATCAATATCATCGTTAGATTTATATACCTTTGGAGTGGCATTGAAAATTCCTTTCTTTGCAACAAAAAATGCACCGTCACGAGGATCAGTACCGGCAAAAACAGCTGGAGCTCCATCCCATTTGACGCTAACGTTTCCATCTTTGACTCCTCCTAACATATCTCTAAGAGAACGTAAAGCAAGTATTGCCTGTCTTGTACCATCGACACCACCATACAGGACTTTATCCTCAATGTGAGTCATATGAGTGTTCTTTTGTTCCGTAATAAATTCTTTAAAGTTCATTAGATTTTAACTGCTGGTTTTATAGAGCTCTGTGTTATAGTATCTATAATTACGTTTCTTGCATTAACTGGACCTACATGTAATATCTCGCCGTAGGTTGCGTCTTTCTTTTCATTGTTAATAAATATGACAGTATGTTTAGAAAAGTATCTTGATGCGATTTGTTTAAATTCATTTTCAAGACTCTTATATACTCTTGGATTTTTTTGTTTTAAAACTTTTAGTTTTTTACGACCAAATTCTAAACCAGTGCCACCTCCACCAGATTTAATTCCAATTTTTGCGAACTCATCAGCAAACTTACCAGCAAGTTTAGAAGTATCCTCTGCACCACCCATAAAGAAACCAGCGACATAACCTTTTGGTATTTCACCTCTATCAGTTTTTGATACACTTATACTTTTTAATTCAGCACCATTATTACCTAAACTAACATCTATACCCTTTGACGCACCGCCACCGATCGATGCTTCGTCATACATAAAATAAAACATAAATTCACCGGGTCCTATACCAGACATCGGATAATGAATTAAACTTTCTGCATTTTTTGCATCTTCTTTTTTTAACTTGGCAAGAAGTTTGTTATGCGCATCCTTTGAAAACTTAGTACCCTTAATAGTATCATTTAAATCAAAGTTAGGAAACCAAGTTGATCGTACAACAAACTGTATTTCTTTTTTATATTTAGTTGTTTTAAGATCCTGTGACTTAAGAGTAAAGGCTTTTAGTCTTAAAGCGTTTTTTACAAAGTCGCCATCTAGATCTTTGAGTTCCATATCTTCTAATATGCTATATAATCTTTTAAATCTCACAGTCTGCCTCCACTTCTAATTTTTATTAATGGTTTTAAATTCTTTCCTGAATAATTGTGTATTGTGACGTCTTCTTCTCTTATATCATCAGCATAATATATTATCTCACCCATTCTATTTCCCGTATCTTTTGAACCTACAAAAATAAATGGAAACTTTCCAAAATAATTTTTTACAGTTAATGCTTGAAATTCTTTTTCTATTTTAGTAAATTCACCGGCTCCATCACCACTTTTTAATTTATCAATAGTTGTTTTTTTAACACTTTGAGGTGTATTAATTCCTAATTTATCTTTTTGTAAATTAACGAGTTTTGTTATAATTGTATTCGATGTTATTTCTTCACCATTCTTACGTACAGCCTGCTTAGATATTTTTTCCTCTTTGTCTTTTTCCACTTTATCTACGCCTGTACCTATTCTAAATCCTTCGACATAATTTTTATCATAATATTTTACAGCCTTAACTTCATATTTTTTTGTTCCGATCCTAACATCACCATCATCATTACCTCCAGCTAAATAAACTTTATCGTGTAATAGATATATAAGTACTTCAGCTGGCCCAAAACTTTCAAACTTGTTTTGAACTATTTCTCTATATTGATCTATTGGAATAGCACTCTTTATTTCTCTTACTAAACTATTATAAGCTTTTGCTTCTGATAATCCAAACTGATTTTGTTTCAAAGCTCTTTCAAATATATTTTTGCCATTTAATTTAATATATTTTCTCATATATAATTCTTGTATCTCAAACTTATATTTTAAACTATCTTGTCCTTCAAAATCAGATCCAGTAAGTTTAAGTACTCTACCATACGGTAATTTACTTTTTATCCATTCTAAACTGGCCGGCGTAAATCTGAACTTTGACATCTCTTTCCACTATAATATTATTATACACTATTTATAATGGTTTGTACATAAAAAAAGCACCCGAAGGTGCTTTTAATCGTGTATATTTTCGCAGAAATTTTTTATCTCTGGAAAGACGCCTATTCTACAATTACCTTTATAATATTCGATAGGCCAACCGATGAATATTATAACAAATATTAATATGAAAATAATAGAAACCGCGCGTTTCTTAAGGAACGACCAAAATTTATTAACGACCACGTTTTTTAAACGTCATACTTTTATTAAATCTTTTCTTATGAGAAGAATTTTTCTTTCTTCTATCATGTTCACGGTTACGAGGATCATACATCTCGTAACCACGAATACCATTATCCTTTGCCCATGCGGCAATCATTTCTGGTTTATGTTTACTTGAACTCATTTTTTAAACCTCACACTGTAACTCTTGCCATCATAATTAAAAGTAATTATTGAATGAGAGTAAATTGTTTCCATTGACTCTTTGTATCTTGTTAATTTTCTACAAACAAGTTCCGTACCATCTTTTGCAGTACTGTTCTGATGACCTAACAATCCACCAATAATCGCACCTGCTGTTCCACCGTCAGGCATGTTCTTGGTAACGTTGTTACCAATGATACCGCCGATAATCGCACCCATAACTGCGTCACCAGTCTTATCACCTGATACTCTTCTTTCAGAACAAACTTCAACATTATATGGCGTTCTTTTAATTACTGTCTTTTCGTAATCTTGAATATCAATATTATATGGTTGAGTCGCGAAAGCCTCATTGATTAGAAATACTGAACCAAATCCGGCTAAAAAAGCTAATACTTTACTTCTCATTTCTTTAACTTCCATAAGATATATTCTTCACCATTTGCTTTCATGGTAATGGCAGGAACTCCCGATGGTTTTGTCTTACCAATGTATTCCCATTTATAGCCGTCTTTCATTTGAGCGTTGGCCGTTTCTCTAAACTCTTGAGTGTCAATGCTGAACATACCAAGAACTAATGCTACTATTCCCATATTTCTCTCCTTCCTTGGGTTAGAAGGTAGCTTACGCTACCTCCGCAAATTCTAATGCTGTCTTAAGAGCATCTCTTTTTCTGATTTGGTTACCACCAAACCATGAAGAGTATAACCTGTTATCAGGATTTCTACCCTGCAAGTGATCTGTCACGTAAGTAACAGAATTAAAAGCCTGCCACCAAGAGCCTTCGGCATACTTAGCGCCGGGCTGAAGCTCGATAGCATCAAATGCAGCCTTTGCATTCTTTGAAAGAGTCTCTACTGATAACTCTTGATTTTGAACACGCTTGTCAGCTGTTCTTGGAAAGACTGTATTGTAATACTCTATAAGATTATCTATATTATATCTCTTAGAACCAAGAAACTCAGCCATTTCTTTGTACTGACTTAACTTAGCAGAAGCGATACCAAGAGCCTTCTTAACTTCATCGGCATTGAACTCTGTTCTGTGACCGACTTTAACGGATCTTTCAGCTTTTGCCTCAAGAGATAATGATAAAGTATTGTTACATACCACTCTAATTGGAGTAAACCTCACATCGATAGAGAAACCGTACTTATGTGGATTCGAAAAGAGCAAGTATGACTCGACGGTGTCACCACCAAACAAATCAAAAGACTCTTTAACTTTCGCTAAAGCCCATACGAGCTGACCACCCTTGAGTGAACCTGCTGTATGCATTTCCATATCGCCTTTTAAGACGTACTCGCTGAAGAAGTTGAATGCATCTTCGTTTTGGACAGGATTCCAAACCTGACCGATGTTAGTAAGAACTTTATTATCAGAACTTCTGACTAAAGCCTTCATACCAGTAGGAATTTTTTTGTCGCCTACAGTGACGTATGAATCAATCTGCTCGACTGTCCAGTCTAAGCCAGCTTTCTTCATCATTTGATTCGGTGTAAGATCGTTACTGACCGGAACACCAAGGCCGTGCCAAGGAACTTCCCCCGCGTAAGCCATTGTTTCAACATTATGAGCCATATTTACCTTCCTTTCTTTATGCTAAAATAATATAGGCTAAAAATAATTCTGCGAACAGAATAACAGAACAAATAAAATATAAAA